TCTTTCCTGGAACACTGAAGCAGAGAATGTGTGGTACAGGGAACAAATCAACATGAACAAGATTTATGATGTTTAATTCTATGTGGAAAGGGATCTTTCTTTGTGTGATTCTACTTGTTGGTGATCCATTCATTACACTCAAAGCAGAGACTCAAAGCAATGCTAATGTGACACTTGTTGAACTGGCACAGTATTGTCCCAAAACCTGAGTTTATGTGCTATGATGATTACATCAACAGTTGAGGAAACATGATTGACACTTGTAGATTGCATGATGATTTAGAAGATTTTGCTTCCTATCTTGGTGTAGATTATGATGATTTCTATGGATTCATCTATAATCTTCCTGATGAAGATTCTGATGTTGAATTAGAACTTACTGCTTGATTCATGGGAATGTGTTTGCCCTCAAAGTTACACACTTTTGTTCACTTACCACTTTCTTCATTATGTCTACTGAACTGATGGTTTCTGCTCTGCGTCGTGGTCAAAATGGCAATGAGATTCTTGCCATTCTTGATGCTATCACTTCTCCTGATGGTGATAGCAGCAGTGAAAATGCAGCTGCCCAACCTACTCTAGAGACTGTAGAGTTCTGATCATAAATAGGGGCATTGTTGCCCCTTTTTGTTGGGCACATAGCATAATGGATAATGCATCATCCTTCTAAGATGTTGATTGGGGGTTCGAGTCCCTCTGTGCCTGTTATACTTAAGAACAATGAACACACCTAATTGGATACACAACTCAGGCAAACAAAAGAATACCAAAGGCACCTGCAAAGGCAAAATAAAAGCACGCAAACAAGTATTGAAAGCAATAAAGTTAAAGTACAAAGTAATATGATTCACGAGCACACTCTACAAACATCAGCAGCATTTGATAGAATTGATGATGCTTTGCGTGGTAAGACTGATGATAGTTTGAGTGAACTAATTGAAGATCTTGAGTTTCTATTGTATAAAGCAAAAGAGATTCAAGATGTTAGTGCATCAATGAATGATGGATGTGATTATGAACCTATCACATACTGTAACATCCCAAATAGGTAGTGTGCCAGTTGCAGAACTGTCCACTACCTATTGACTTTTCCTGTTTTATGTGCTATCATACATGTATGAAAAATCAAAACACCAACTTGACCACTGAAAAAGTTATTGATAAGATTGAACAGTTCTGTGATGTTCTGCGTACCAACTTTCAATCTTCTTGCATTGAACGTCATAGGCAATACATTGAAAAAGATGAGAATGTAGATTGGCACAGAGAACAGATTGATAAACTTTGCATGGGTGAAGGTGTTGATGAATACACTTACACCAAAGGTAAAAAGTATGCAAAGATTATTCATCTTGCTGGTCCTAGTAAGCAACGCAGTGCACATGCTTTTGTGGATCTGACTAATGGTGATGTGTACAAATCTGCATCCTGGCAATCACCTGCTAAGGGTGTGAGGTATAATCTCATGGATGAAAAGTCCTGTGAAGAAATGTACAAACGTGCTGATTGGGCAGGAGGTTATCTCTACAAATGAAATCAACACTATTCTGTATCATCTGCCTGTGTATTGCATTTGTTGTGAGTAACAATGCAGACAAACAGATGCAACAAGATACACCCAAAATTGTCCAACAAAATTATACAATGTGACACTTGATGAACTGGCACACACATGCTTGACTTTTTAGTAAATCTGTGGTATCATACATGTATGAAAGATAAGTTTATGCACCAATCCACTTTAGATCTCTTCTGTGATCATGCAGATGCACAAATGGCAGAAGAATACACCATGGAACTTGAAGCAAAAGCAGCAGAACTTGAAGTGACTGTTGACTATTACATTGCTGAGTTTCTTTGATCACCAACAACATTATTATGCAAACCAAAACTAAGTTCAATCACCTCAATCTGCCTGCTCTTGCAGACATCCCCACTGAAACTGTGGATGGTTCACGTCGCTATGTTGTCAATGGCAAACTGTTGCCTTCTGTCACTACAGTTACTTCCTATCAGAATCGCAAATCTATTGCAGAGTGGAGGGAACGTGTAGGTGTTGATGTAGCAAATCAAATCAGTCAATTTGCATCAAACAATGGCACTAAGTTCCACAAAATTGTGGAAGATTATGTCAACAATCTTGATGCAGATTATGATACTGAGAAGTATGAAGTTGCACTCAAATTGTTCAATCAATTCAAGGCACTTCTTGATGATGTGAATAACATTCACTATCAGGAATCTGCTCTGTATTCTGAACAACTTGGTATTGCAGGTCGTGTAGACTGCATTGCAGAATACAATGGTAAATTGTCTGTAATTGACTTCAAGAGTTCTTCTAAACCAAAGTATGAGAATCAGATCCAAAACTATTTTGTTCAGGAAACTGGTTATGCTATGATGTATGAGGAAATGACTGGTCATAAAGTAGAACAAATTGTGACTCTTATTTCTTGTCATTCAGGTGAAACACAAGTTTTTGTTAAGAATCCTGCTGATTATGTTGACACTCTCAAGCAATACATTCAGGAATTCAATAACAAATGAATGAGTGGAAGTGTACTGTAAAGACACCATCTAATTGGTTACAAACTGTGAGGGTAGAAGCATACACTCACAGTGATGCAGTTGCATTTGCTGAGTCTATGACTGGTGGCAAATGTATCATGGCAGTTATAGACAATTCATACAGTTCTGATGATAATGAATCTGATTCTGGTTCATCATCAGGATTTGATGGTGGGTTTGTATTACTTGCATTGGTAGCATTTATTCTCATTGCAGCATGGAAATATGTGCTTCTATTTGCTATCCTTGGTCTTGGTATTTGGTTCCTTCTAAATATATCCAAAGACTGACTTTTTTTGCTGCTGTAGCACAACTGGTAGTGCAGGGATTTTGTAAGTCTCAGGTTGCAGGTTCAAGTCCTGTCAGTAGCTTTTACCACAAATGTGTGGCATTTGGATGATACCATGTGCCACATGTACTAGTGTCACACGAAATGAGCACAGACCCCAAAAGTGTGCTATCATACATGTATGAAAAATCAAATTGCATCTGAGATCTTCCACTATCACACCAACTGGAAGGAAGGTAAAGTGAATCAAATGTGGATTCAACAAATCACTCCTGAGCATCAAGAATGTGATCACAAATATGTTGCTATTGCTTTCAATCCTGAGAAGAATGTTAGCATGGTGATGAGCAATCCTCGCAGTCATTATGATACTTTGTTGTGGGTTCGTAAGTTTTGTGGTTCATTCTCTATTCTCCCTGTTTGATTATACCATGTGCCAGTTGTAGAACTGGTCGCTATATTTACCAAAACCCCTGAATCTGTGCTATCATACTAGTATGCAAAAAACAAAATCCTTCTCCAAAGTTATCTACAACATCAGCAACCCTAATTGTGTTGTGTTTGATCTTGATGCCACTCTGTGTCATCATGGTTCACAATCTGGTTTTGATGAGTGTGATCAATTCCCTGCTATTGATGCTGTTGTTGATGTTGCCAAGCATTGCAAATCGCATGGTTTTGATCTAGTCATTGCAACTGCACGTCCTGACATTTATGCAGATGGAACTGGTTACTGGTTGCAACAACATTTGCCAGAGTTTGATGCACTCTACATGAAGAACGCAGAAGATGATGCAACTGGTTCACAGTGTAAGGGTCAACAACTCATGGACATTGAGAGGTTCTGGAATATTCAATTCTGGGTTGATGATTCTCCTTATAATGCTGCTGTGATTCGTGATCATGGTGTAGATTGTATTCGTCCTTCCCATAATGATGCTTTCTGGGCAGATTATGGTGATCAGTGATGATGTATTCATCAGACAGTTTCTGTTATCCAGATCCTTCATGCTGATGTTAATCAACCTCAACAACAGTTTGTATCACATATACCACGGACATCATGCGGAAAAGTGTAATGATGTGCCAGTTGATGAAGTGGCACACACGCCATTGACTTTTTGATGATTTCGTGCTACCATACATGTATGGAAAAACAAATGAAAGTCTATTGCGTCATTGGTGGTTATGATTATGAGGGTGAAGATTTCAAATCTTTGCAACTCTTTGATTGTAAATCTACTGCTGAAAAGTATAAGAAACAACTGGAAAATGAGTGTGATTATGTTCTGATGGAAATCAAAGTTGTTGACATGCAATCCTCTATTGTTGCTGCCTGATTATGATGACTGACTTCCCCACAATTCAATCCATTGATGGCACTATGATTGTGTCATTTTATCCTGTCAAAACACCTTTTGGTGATGTATCTGAGACCTGGACACTTAAGGTGCTTGAGTGGAAAGGAATTGAGACAATCTCCAAGAAGTTCATTAACAAAGTTGAGAAAAAAGTTCAACTGCGTGAGTATGCTGGTTATGGTTACATTGTGACCAAAGATAACAGCAACCTTCCGCAACTTGGTAAT